TTTCGTCTTATGTTAATTTCCATTGATAAAGTCCTCTCCTAGTTCGTCGAGTGAATAACCGCGATCACCTTGAACGATGTGATTTATGATTTCATCTTTCCAGCGCTCTCCGTTCAAATAGGTCGTTGGGTGCATTTCTGTAAAGCCAAGTTGATTAGAGTTAAGCCTTGCTTTCACATCCTCGATCAATATTTCAGTAAACTCACTCCAACCTTGATCCTTTGTTTTTTTAAGGATGTTTGAAAATAGAGATTTTGATTTTTTCTTATTAACCTTTCTTATTCCAGAATTCCAGAATAGTTCAAAGCATTGGTCAATCTCTGATTGATCTAATTCTTTTACTATTGGTTTATGGTTCTTGGTTAATGGTTTATGGTTAGCATTGCCTTCGCTATGCGTTCGCATTGCCTTCGCATCCCATCTTACCTTAGCTGAAAGCCGCGCCTTCTCTGACTTTGCGTTATATTTCTTGATTTGCTCTGAGCATTTTTTGTGAGTGTAGCCTTTTTTGGTTAAAACAAAAAAATCATTCAACACATTTTTAAAAGCCTTTTGTTCTTCGTCTGTACGAATGCAATGCAAACGCATAAGAGTCGCATCATCTTCGCATAATGGAAACTCACTTAAGTAGTAGGTGTCGAGCAGTGATCGATAGATGCCGTGTTCTAACAAGCTTAAATGGCCTGCTGACCTTCGGTAGTCACCTATATTAAATTGGTAGTAATGCATATTTAACCTTGTGTCTATTGCCTTGTTTAAGTAAAAATTCGCGGCTGGCACAAGGCAGAGGCAAGAAAAAGGGATCAATCAATTCCACAGCCGCGATGAGTATTATAACAAATCCTATTTTATTTTGTAACTTCTTTCTCCGCTTGTGTAATCGAGTTAAACAGTCCAGCATATGCAGCCGAATGATATCTATAAGAATTTACTTCAGTTTTCTTAATCGGGAACCCTAAAAAGTAAGTGTATTGAAATACGACCCACGGGTGTGTGCTTGTCCATGTTGACTCGTTTACATTCTCAATAGTGGCACGATATGAGATTATTCTCATCTGTCTATTCTCCTTGTAATACTTTTAATAGGCATTCAGCTAGTGCGCGTTGTGGGTTTTCGTTAAAAATCTCAATTTGTGTTATAAGCTCCGCTGCGCAAAATTCTTCACCTTTAATTTGGTTGCGTTCTTTACTGTAATTCCAAAGGGTTATCCCACGCTCAACCACCAAAGGCATTAAGTCGCTCCAGTTGCCAGTGTAATTTAATATTGGTCTGCATGAGTTATTCAAACATGTCATAGTCTGACCTGTAATATCACTTAAAGGAACAAGTTGTAATTTAGAACCTTTGTGTAAAATTAAAGCAATCTTCTCATTTACGGTTAATTTATCCATTACTTTTAAACTCCTTATTGTATAAATCAACAATTGCTTTCGCAACAACATCTTGTCGGCTCTTTATAAAAACATCTCTCTTGGTTAGCTTTTTCTCTAACTTATCAACCATTTTGCTAACCATTGGTGTGACTCTTACTTGCTTTGGTATGCTCATTTTTAATTCCTATGTTTTGGATTTGACTAACAATACCACAGCGACAGAAATAGTCAATATAAATAACAAAACATGTTGACAGTCTGTTTTTATAGGAGTACATTTAATTCCTGCAAATAATTTCAATCAACCAAAGGTAAGAAGATGAACGGTAAAAAAGCAAAACAACTTAGAAGGCAAGCTGAGAAATTATCAATAGGTATGCCAAGCGTTGCTTATAGAAAGTACAACCCAGCGCCTCCTAGCCTTGTTAGAAACCCAAAATCAACTGGACTAAACGATAAATTCTTAAGAGTTGGCGACTGGAGACCGATCGTTATGTTGCACGCTTGCACACGTAATATTTATAAACTGTTAAAAAACAGCCTGTAAGATTATGAAAATAAACAAACAAACCGTACAAGACGTCATTTTAGGCGCACTTGCCTTAGCCGCCATATGCTTCATAGTGCTGGATTTAGCCAAAATTCATGGGTTAAGTTAATGAAAAAGTTAAACCTAAAAGAAAGATTCTTAGTTTTAGCCTGGCTTTGTGGATTTGCCACAGCGTTTGCATTAATTAAAATTATTGGTGTGTGTTTATGAGCGACGTAGATTTAAATAAACTTCAAAAGCAATTAAATGATCCATTCCCTGAAAGCGATATTGAATGGAGAGTTCAACAAAGCGGAATGGCGCAAAAACCCTGGGCTATGGTTATACCTTATGTTACTAATCGAGCTATCACACAAAGATTAGATGATGTATTTGGCTTTATGTTTTGGGAGGATGTTTACCGGGAAACTCCACGCGGTATGCTTTGCGGGATTACTGTCCACTGTAATGGACGAAGTGTCACTAAATGGGATGGCGCAGAAATACCAAGAGCTTTAACCGACGAAGAAATAAAAAACGGTAAAAAACAAACTATAGACCCAGTTAAAACCGTACTTTCAAATTCAGAAAAGAGAGCTGCTGTGAAATTCGGTATAGGCCGTTATTTATATAATCTAGAAACCGCTTTTGCTAATTGTAAGGTTCTTGGTAGTCGCAGTGAGTGTTCTGAATATGGTAAATACATGAAAATAAAGCAGAGTGGTGGCGTTGTAATTCATGTGGAATGGATACCACCACCACTAGAATCATGGGCTTTACCTTCTGTCGAGTTCGATTCATTGCTGGAAAAAATAACCAAAGCAACAGATATAATTATAATGAAAGGTGCTTACATTACCGCTTACAAATACGCCAGCTCTTTTAGTCGTGGTGATTTGGTTAAAAAAGCCGTTGAAGTAAAAGACGCTAAAAAAATAGAGCTGGAAAAGCAATCAAAAAAAGAAAACAACCAAGAAGAGAAAAAAATCCGTGAATGGCTTGAGCTCCAGGTCACAGACGAGATATTCAGCGCCAAAAATGAATCAGTGTTAAAACTCGCTAAAGTTAGAATCTCTAAGGGTTTAAAGGAAAAATCATTAAACCATGATGTCGATATTATGGAAATGATGAAGGTTCTAGAAAATTACTACCAAAAACATTTAACTAAAATAAACAACGGAGAAAGATTATGAATCAGATTGTAAAACAAGTGTATGCCAATGAAATGACCGAAAAAGGTTTAGCTGAATTAAGGCAGAAATACCCTGAAGATTTAAAGCTTGAGATAAGTGATGATAATGTCTTTAAAGCTGCTAGAAAGACTCGAACCGAAAAAAACAAACTGGTCGAAGCGCTTAACCGCCGACGCTTGGATGTTACTGGTGAGATCAAAAAGTATGGCGATAGTCTAATCGAGCAAATCGAAAGTATTTATGACGTGGTTGTTCTCCCATTTGAAAAGGAAGATAAAGTCCGGAAAGATAAAGCGGCTGAAGAAGCTAGAAAGCTTGAGGAATTACTCAATAAAGAAAGGGCTCAAATCAAAGAAATTCACGGATTTGTCGATATGTGCCGAGGTGAGGACTCTAAGTTCATCCAAGGAAAAATTGAAGCGGTCGATTTAATTGAAACCGATATCTTTCATAAGGATGTTATTCATGAAGCGATTGAGGCTAAAAAACAAACCTTGGTTGATTTATCTCAATTATTAAGTGATACCATCATCCGTGAAAAGGTTGAAGTTGAGCGGGAAGAGTTAAGAGTTAAGCAAGCTGAAGCCGATGAAAAACTCCGAAAAGCAGCGGCAGACCACAAAATAACCGACCGCATTAACGCTTTGAGAATGAAGCCTACTGATTTTATTGGCAAATCAAGTACAGTAGTCAACGCTCAAATTGTTTCACTATCCCGTTTTATGGTCACTAAAGAAGAGTTCGGCGATAGAATGTCTGAGGTTAATACAGTGGTAGAGCTCGTTATCAGCCAATTAGAACTCATACGCACTCAAGCCGAGCAAATGGAATATATTGATAAGGTTGAAGCCGATAAAAAAGCTGAGTTGGAAAAGGTTGAATTGCCGGTTGAAGATTCGGAACCAGAACCTTCTGGTATGCTGTGCGGTACTTATGAAAAAGAGCCTGTTGATGATGTTCCTATTGAACAAACGGAAGATGCGCCAATACTAAATAGCCATGTAAGTAATATTAAAGGTTTTTTGGAGTGGTCTTCTTCAGACAGAGACTCAATAGAGGATTTTGGTCACCTGTTAATTTCTGACGATCCAAATCATAACGCTGAAGCTTTGGATAGTATTAGAGAAAACTTTAAAACTTATTGCGAAGATTAGTTTTTAACAATGGTCTGCTGGTCAGGCCATGATTAAACCAACCGACAGGAAAATATAATGAAAATAGAAGGTGAGATGATTAAGTCAAGAAATAAGCACGGGTTACCTTTGCCAAGGTTAGAGTTTAACTGGTCAAAAAAAGATGATAGCTGGGAATTTAGAATTTGTGATTACTATTTAGTTTTACCTTTAGGCACTTATGATATTCGCGCTGAAGGGGATGATGAAGACGGTGAGCATCACTTTGGATTTTATAATGAATTTAAAGTGTTAATCGGAAAAACAAAAGTTGAAGGCGGAAATGATGATCCGCCAATACACGATGGTAAAGTGGATACTCCTTTCAGAGACACTGCACACATTCAATATGATAACCGGTCACTTGGCGGTCACCTTCCAATGTATGCGGTATGTGAAAATGAAGTAACTAAACTAAAAATGACGATTAACGGAGAATAACAATGAAAAGCAAATTAATCACGATAGCAAAATATCTCACTGATCAATATGAATCAAAAAAGCATGGTGGTTATGAGGTTTATGAGGACGATAAGATTAAGATAATGTATGACACTTACTACCCAAATGTTCAGGTTAACGTAAAGATTGACGATAAAAGCACGTTAGCAGCTATTTATAGTGGACATGGGCACACCCAAGAATTTCACGGTGGGGCATGGGAAAAGTACGTTTCTGATACCCTTTATCCAGCCGCTTTAATTGCAAAAGAAAAGTATCTAGAATTGCAAGAACAAAGAAAAAATAAAGAAATAAAGAAAAAATCAGCAAGATTAAATGATTCTCTTGTATTTAATTAAATCACAATAGACTAACAAAGGCTCTTAATTGAGCCTTGAGTGGTGCCAGGGTTTGTTTTTGTTCTCTGGCGGTTAAATGGCTAGGGCCGGGATAATATCTCGCTAATGAGGCCCTAGCCCACTAATTGAGGTTAATATGACACAATCAAACAAGCAAAGAACCAAAGAATTAAACAGTGCTAATAAAAAATGGGTTGATGCCGAAAATACCAAAAAATTTAAGACGTTTTTAGATGGTCACGTTAAAGCTATAAGGGGTTAATAATGAAAATAAATATGGATGGACTGAGACGAAATCTAACAAGAGAGTTTACAGAGCTTTCAGAAATGATTGAATCGATATCTGCTGATATTAAAAACGATAACGTCTACCGTCTAGGCGAGCGGCTTAATGATCTGATAGAACAGCATGATCAAGTAGCTCAGAATATTGGTATTTTAAACTGTGTTTATGGAGACGACGATGAAGGATTCACCGATCAATCTCAAATTCTAAAAGTCCGATTTTTGCTTGAATAACAAAGGTAATAGATATGAAAGTATTTCAAATGAATGAATGCGACTGGTATATGGCAGAATCAGCCGAAGAAGCGCGTATTGGGTATGATCGTGACTATGATCCTGGTGATGATTCAGAAAACCAGCCAAGAGAACTGGAAGAATACGAAATGCAAAGCCTAATGTTTACTGATGAAGATGGAGCCGATTTGCCCCGCAGTTTTGCGGAAGAGTTGAAGATCCGACTTTCAAAAGAAAACGTCAAGCATGGCATTTTTGCTAGCACAGAATATTAACCACTAAAGGTAAATAACAATGAGTAACAAGGTTGCAGATAAAATATCTAATTATTTCGAGATGGTAGAAAAGTCCAACCAGTTAATGGGTAAAGCAAACGATATTCTTTCGGGAGGACCAAAGAGTTTTTATTTTGAGCGTTTGAGGGAATATGCAGAAGCTTTATTTGAAAAATACGCACCCTTCAAAGAAGGCGATAGAGTTGAAATATCAGCCGAAATAGACACAGATAATGGTTGGTTCCATCATTCTCATTTTTTAAAAGAGGGGGAACAAGGCTTAGTTATGGAGGTTGATTACTACAAGAATAAATTTTTCGTAACAGTTGTCTTTGATAATACGTCGTGGATATCCTCTACAGGCCCCGATAAAGGAAAAATAAACCCCATTCCATTCAAAGAGAGAGGCGGGTTTTGTATTGGAGAAGATAAGCTAACGCTAATTAAACAGCCTGATTTGAGCTAATCACTCTAATAAGGTAAAATACCAACTCAACTAACCCAAGGTTCTTAAAATGAAGCAAAGGCAATGTGCAAACTCACTGTTTATCATAAGCGGTGGATCATCAAGAAAGGCGATAAAACCGTTCTTCTTGGCATTGGTACACCATCCGAAGCAATAGCAATCGCTAAGGCTAACGATGTGGTATTGACTGAATTTGAGGACTTAAACGAGAGAGTAGCATAATGTCAGATCATAAAGACGATCAAGATGAGAAAAAAGACGATAAAAAACCCAAACCTCAACCACAAGGTGGTAATGATGGAAGCTCTGATCCACCACCCAAGCCAAACTAATGTTTGGTTATTTCTGTATAGTAATTTGTTTTATGTTGGCCCGAAATTCTCGTCCAGAGTATCGGGTCATTGCTTATTTATTGCTTATTGAATTTATAGCACATAAAGCAGCCTATGTTTTAGGCGATCAATTAACTTCTATTTTGCGAGGCTCCCCGCTTTACTTAACCTATATAATTATAGAGTTAGTCGCAATTATTTATCTCAGACTCGTTATATCTCATTTTGTGATTATGACATTAGTTTTTATTTCTTTAGTGTATAATGGCTTAATTGTGTCGCAATATTCTTATCCTATTTACGATTATGCAGAATTTTACAGTATATTAATGGGTATTGTGATGATTGCTGAGTTGATATATTTAGGGATGTTGACAGCTTATGTGGCAAATTTTCGCAGAAAACAAGGATTTATTAGCGCTAGCCATATCGATAGGCTGTTCTTTATACGGCGCAGGAATGCTGCATGGGGTTTATCGTGAAAGAAGAAGTAATCAAAAGGCCAGAATTCGCTCTCTATATGAAAATGAATGCAGAGAGCAACAGGACAACTGCTAAAGCTGTAACCGCCATCCAAAAGCAGGGCCAAGAAACCTTAAACGTACTGAAAGAATATACCATCCACAACAATCATAAACACGATGAAACGAATAAACGTGTAACGCACCAGGGCGAAGAAATTACCGTTTTAAAAGAGGTTGTTGCAGCAAATGAGAAAATAACAAGCTTTTGGAATACGGTATTCAAATATTTGAAATATATTGTAATTGGTGGATTAACGGTTTTCGGCGGAATTCTTGTTAAAGGATGGTTATGAATTACTTCAGCAAAAAAGAATTAAGTTGCCCCTGTTGCGGGGAAGATAAATTTAGCGGCGAAACACTGGAAAAGCTAAATAACATGCGTGAAGATGCTGCATTTCCAATGAATGTGACATCAGGATATCGATGCGAAGCGTACAATAAATTCAAAGGTTACACTCAAACTCACGCAACCGGCCAAGCGGTTGATATTGCTTGCACTCATAAAGCCGCCGTCGTTCTATTGAAATTAGCTATCAAATACGGAATGACAGGAATTGGAATTAATCAGAAAGGATCAAGACGTTTTTTACATTTTGATGATCTCGATCAAGTATCAGGCAGACCACGCCCACATATTTGGTCATACTAAGGTGATATTATGAAATGGTTAAAGAAAAGACTTAAGAGCAAGACAATCTGGCTAACATCAATAGCCCCAGGTGTTTTGGCGTTTATGACCATGTATTCAGAGCCGCTAAAAGAAGTTTTACAAGGCAAGTATGAATATGTATTTCTAGCGTTTGGAATGCTTGCATGGGCCACTAGAGAAGCCACTAGCTCAAGCTTGGATGAAAAGTAATGTTTGCCACAATCAAAGCTAAAATCATTGCCGCAGCTGTCATTGTTGGCGCCATTATGGTTCGATACATCAAATATTTGAGAGATAAAAACGCACGATTAGAACATAATGAAGAAGTCCGGGAAGAAATCGACGAAATCCACGAAAAACAAGTAACCGATAGACAAGAGGCTCTTGAAAATGAAAAGCAAACGATTAAAAAACGGGTTAAAGCTAATTCTGGCAAGTCTCGTCGTGATAGGGCTAGCAAGTTGTAAGACCCTAGAAATCGCTCACGACCCACTAAATTGCTTACCACAACCTGAAACATCCTTAGTTGATAGACTAACGGACGATGAGCTTAATTCGTTCTCTGACGAAGTATTTACCGTATTAGAGCTACACATTATCAGCTATCAAGAGCGCTTTAATACTCAATGCGATTTAATCAATAAACATAACCAGGCCCACGAAGGCGAAAAATGAAAATACTATTTCTTATAGGGCTGTTGTTTAGCTCAAATGTTACAAATGCGGCCAATATCAGTGATTATAGCCCGGCTGGTGACCTTATTAATTTAACCAGGGTGGATGGTTCATCGGTAAATAATGTTAGTACCATTTTCTCCCACGATGGAAATATGGTTGCATTGCTAAATGGTGGTGGTCGTTTAATGTATCGAACCGACATGGCCGATCCTAATACCGCTATTCGAGAAATTAATAGCAATATGGGCGGCTGTGGCGATATAGAAGGCGGCGTACAGTTTGGTAATTATAATTTTTACGCCAACGAACAAACGCCAGCGACTATTTTTGTCATGCCTGGTCCAGATTCAGCTAGGAAATGCAGCCAAGCTATTGAGACTTTCACCTTAGTTGGTATGGACGAATCTAGCGGGAGCTTTGGCATTGAAGGGATCACAATTTTACCAGATGGGCGAATAGTTGTTGTTAAAGAAGCGGCCCCAGAAAGAGTGGCCGTTTTTGACTATGTTTCGGGAACGAATAGTTATACACCGGTTGATTTATTTCCGGTTCGGTCCGATTGTAATCGTTTAGGTGATATAGCGATAAATCCAGAAGGTAATATAGTCGTTATTTGTAAAAGACAAAGAACGCTGCAAGAGTACACGATTGAAGGGGTGTTTGTTGCACAGCTTCCTATTCCAGAATTTCCACAAGCGGAAGGGCTTATGTTTTCAAATGGGTTACTTCACCTTGTTGGTGAGCCTAATCATTACCGGGTGTACAGTGCAACGCCCCCCATTTATGAAACTTGTGAATTATCGGGAAGCATTCAAATTGATATTATTAATAATAAAGCGTTAGGATCAGGGACGGTTATTTGTTCTAACTTAAACGGAACGGTGATCATTGATAGCGATGTTTTCTAATGTCTGTATCGATACTCAATACCGCAAAAGGAATTGGAGATAATAACACCAATAATCAAGTACCAAGTGCGGGTATCGGTGAGCGATACTGGGTAAAGGTTGTCGCAAAAGAAGGAGCATGGGCTAATATTCCGACAACGTTAACAGTTGCCGGGACCACGGATACTGTATTTGATTTAATTACCTCTAATCAAAGTGCAGTAATGAAAGTGGCTATGTACGGTGTTAAGGAAACCGGGATAGGCACCGGGATCAGCACGGCAAATGGATCGATTACTTATAATGCTGATGGGGACACACCTGGAAGTGCTGCGATTGTTGTTGCTTGCGTTGTGGCAGATGGCGTTAATCAAACTACACCATTTACAAATACTAACAATGTGGGTTTCTCATCAGATTCATCAGATAACACTGAAGATTGCCCGTTCACACTCGATGAAATTCTAGACGGGTTAGGGATAGCATTTGTTAGTTGCTCGAAAACTAATACAACATGGACTTTAACAGATAACGGTTATGCTAAAAATGGTGATGGTCAATGGGTACAAGGTTCAAATACTTCTGGTAATTGTGCTACAAAATTAATTACAAGCCAATCATTAGGGCAGCTTACTACGTTATTAAGTGGTTTATCACCGCAGAAGACCGGCACCATTGGTATTATGCTTTTACCGTCTGGTGGCGGTGGAACACCATTAATTGTTCAAAATCTCACGCAGGCTCAAAACATCGATCAGCCGGCGTTAACTCAGACTAATTCTTTGTCTGCCAACAGTATAAATCAATCCCAAACTATTGATCAACCAATACTGACACAACAAAATATTCTATCAACTGACGATATCAACCAATCTCAAACGATAGATAGCCTGATATTGACTCAAGCGCACATCTTATCAGTTAACGATATCACGCAAAGCCAAACGATTGATAATATCACGCTATCCGTTGCAGGGGCTTTACTGGTCAATAATTTATCTCAGACACAAACTATCGACCTGGCCAGTATCATTCAAAGTCACATATTATTAGTTAATGGTTTGGATCAATCACAATCTATCGATGAACCAGGTTTATCAATTGGAATAACGGTTGACGATATAAACCAGGCGCAAACTTTGGACCTTGCATCACTGACCCAGGCTAATATTTTAAGCGTTGATAATTTAACTCAAGCGCAGCTTTTAGATAACGTCTATTCAGGTGAAATAGTAGTCGGATCCCATAAAGGTGAAGTTTTAGTATTTTCCGCTTATAATGGTATAATCACATCAACCAACGCTCACACCGGCGAAGTTAAAGTATTCAATGCCGTTGATATAACTTAGAGGTTTAATTATGGCTAAAGTAATACCAGATGCCAATATTGACGCAATGCTAGCCATTGTCGAGGGCACAAATATTCATGTTTGCTCAGCAGAGCCCACAACATTTTTAGAAGCAACCACCACATTTAATCTGGCTTCCGATTCTGTGGGTTCTTACACCAAAGCAAATGGTGACGTTTCAGGGCGTAAGAATACGCAAGCCGGAACTACTGGAACGAGCATTTCCAACACCGGAACGGCTACCCATGTGGCCATTACAACCACCTCAGGAAGCGTTTTAGAGTTAGTTACCACAACCACCAGCCAAGCATTAACAAGCGGTGGCACGGTGGATATAGGCGCATTCTCTCACGAAATTCCGGACCCAGCATAAGGTGAAATCATGAAAAAGTTTGAGGTTACAGAAGATCCACATTTCGATCACAAAGGCGAAAGGTTTATGCTTGGTGATATACGCTCTCATGAAGACGGTCAATACTTCATTGATCTAGGTTGGGCCAAATGTACTGAAACCGGAAAATCTGGCAAACGGATTGAAGGGCCAAGCAAATTGCAGCCAAACAACGTCAAACAAGAATTGAAATAATGGCATCGTTAGAGCTAGCGCCTGACAATTCTGTAAACGTCCAAGTAACCATAACCAACCCGGTTACTGGCGCGTCTGTCGATGATGCAACGGTAACGGGTAGGATTGATAACCCAGACGACACTGTATTGGAAGCAACCTTTTCAATGCCATTCGTAGCATCTTCAAGCGGCATCTACAGAGCGACATTAGCACCTATAACCGGTTTGACTCTAGGCGTTATCTACAAAGTCATTATTGATTCAACTGGCACAGATTCATTAATTGGCCACTGGGAATTAGATATTAAGGCCACGAAAGCGGAAACTAGCTAAATGGACGACGAACTAATAGACGAAATCGAACGCAAATCAATCCAATATATAAGACCATGGGTTTGGTCCCTATTGGGTTCGTTAATGGCCCTGACAGCGTTTTTACTGGCTAACGGTATACATTTAGGCACGATTGCTAATCGACACATCGATATCATCCAAAAAGAACGAGAGCAAGGCATTAAATCAAAGTCTGAACTCCAAGCAGACATAGAGATGGTCTATACATTGATAGCTAAAAACAATAAAGAAATCCTCGAACTCAAGAAAGACAACGAAATTCTCAAAGAAAACTCCCATCCTCCCGCAAATTAAAGCTTCACATTAGCAACAAAACCTGCCACAATAGTCCCTATTAAATGTCAAATCCTCGGGAATATATGAGAACTCACACTGCTTCACTTATCGTAAAAGGTTACACGCTCGAAGAAGGTTTGTTTGCGCTCAAAATGAGTAAGCGAACCTATTACCGGTGGACTTCGCAAAAGCCCGATATGCTGACCTTCCGAATCGACCAATTAAAAAGACGGGGTGAATAATAATGAATGAATTATCTAAGAACGATTTTTTATTTGGTTTCTCGATTGTGGTATTGGTTATATTTTTATGCCTCTTAATTTTGGTTATTTTTCATATACTTAGAGAAGTATCACGGGAAAAACAAGAATCGGTAAAGCCTATCGGTAGAAAATTAAAAATTAATATTGGCGGCAATGAACTAGTTGGTATTGCTGGCGAAGATTTAAGCTGTGGTGATTATGTTGTTATTGGCGAAGATGGGAAAATACACAGGGCTAAAAATAATGTGTAACAAGGTTCCTTACAACTCCAAAGCTGAAGCAAAAAGGGACGCAAAACAGATCCAATTCGTCGGCAAAAACAGATTCAAGGTCGGCCACAATAGAAAAGACAAGAAACTTAGCCCCTATAAATGCGCTATTTGTGGGTTATTTCACCTAACATCATTGCCTAAGACCGTGACTAGAAGGCTTGAGAAAGCAAGGAGTGGCCAATGAGTCAATTAAAACCTATTAAAGCAAGGTGCTTGGCGTTTACTTATAATTGTTATGTAAAAACTAACAACAGTAAAATAGTTACTGTGTTGGGACTAGTCGAACGCCCTATCGGAAGGGTAGACAAAGGTAGGTATTGGCAAGTAGATCGAGAGTTTGAAATTAGGCACGATAAAACTTATGAGCTTATAGAAATGTCTGACAAGCTTCCTGAAAGTCGGCTAATGAGAATAGACGATCCAGACCTAAAGGAAGAGCCAAAGACTGTTGAGGTATCAATTAATAGCGATATAACTATCGAGAATTTTAGATGTATACCGGATGTCAAATTGTGATTAAACCAGTAAAGAGAAACAAGCGGTAAAGTGGATAGATTCTCACTATGCTGATTTCTATAAGGCGGCTTTATTCTTACAAAGATGTCAGATGGCCTCTGTTGTAGCTCAGGGAGTGGCTCAGCAAACAGTGATAATCTCGAGTGATGGATCTATCGGAAAGTTTGCAGCGATCGCACTAAATGCACACAACACTAAACAATCGTTAACACGGTTTCCACAGGTTCAAGGAAGGGTAACAAAATGACTGATATAACAACGATTCAACTTATATGTATCCTTACGCTGTCAGGATTTTTGGCGTATCTTCTATTTGTCTGTTTCAAATCAAGCAAAACATTTAAAAAATTAGAACAAAAAAGAATCTCAAACAATATTGCCTTAGATGAGTGCAATCGGAAGCTTGATATATGCATAGAAAACTTAAAAAAAGCCACGAAATATTATGAGGGACTAAAAGATGACATTTGATATAAGAAACCACAGATGGAGTGACGTAAATCCTTTTGGAATAAACGTCCCTATCCTCAGAGGAGTGATAAATCTAGTTTTTAACAGACCAGTCCTAAATTTCAAGTTAAACAAAAATGACTCTACAGCCATCGCTAAGCACTTCCACGATTTAATGACTGATGACGAAAAAATAGATTTCTGGGATACCATGTATGAAGGGTATGAAAGACATTATGGCGATGCCCCCCAATCAGAAACCCCAAAAGGCTTGAACGATAATGACTAGAGAAATTAAATTCAGAGCTTGGATCCCGGATATACAAAGAATGTATCAGGTTATGAGTGTCGATGTAGAGCCGCAAGATGGAAGGCAAAAATATGTCACTTGTTGGGAGCATCCTTGCGTTAAATCAGCAATTATAAAGGGTAAAGTTGCAAAATTTAGGCTCGGTGATGGTGTCGAATTAATGCAATACACCGGACTAAAAGATAAGAACGGTGTAGAGATTTATGAGGGGGATGTTTTAGAAACCCCTTTTGAATATACAAGCAGTCACCCGTACAGCGATGAAGAAGATAGTTCGGGAAAATATAGAGGGCTAACGCACTATCGACCATCAAAAGGGTTTATTCAAATCAGAGTTTTAGAGCTTAATGATGATGATGATTGCTGGCGAAAGAGGCGAGATTTAGAGATAAGACAGTCTTACACGAAGGTAATCGGCAACATACATGAAAATCCAGAGTTATTAAATGGATAACGAACTATCACCAGAAACACTAAGGATTGATATGGACGAACAAAATTTAGTAAAAAGATTGGAAAGTCTCATTCCAGATTTAAAGGAGTGTCAAGAGGTTCATCGAGAATGGAGGGATTGCGATCAAATACATAGAGATAATAATCCTAATATTGGCGATGAAAATTTTCACAATGAAATGGTCGATACTTATGAAAATCGAATATTAACCGTTAAAGATGCTATCAAAGAAATATCCGGACTTAAAGAGCAACTATCTCATTGCGAAGATTCAATTACCAAATACATTCAAAGCACAAGCGAATTGCTTGAACGGCTTGATCGAAAATGAAATACAAATTTGGGAAAAATAGTTTTATTATTTGGCTTTGGTCTTTTGTTTGGCAACACTGGCTACAAGATTTTAACGTCATCACGGTAAAAGGGTGGAGAACAGCTATTGTTGAAGATAAGCGCTGGAAGGGGAATAGACAAACTATATCCCCCTGTTTTTGGATATTTAAATAAAAAGAGGAACGAAAGCAATGAGTATCAACTTTGAAAACCCAATGAACGATGAAACAAGACGTTTAGCAGAGACGATGTTTAAAGGCTTGGTCGCTATGGACGAAAAAACCATTCTTATTAATGATTGCACGCTGTTTCAACCTGATTTTAAGAAGTTGGTGAATGCTTCTGGGCAAATTGTTGAGGTTGAAATGCATGATAAAGGCGATATTAAGAAAATGTCCGATGGCACAAGATATCAAATGACTATATTTGGCTGGAAAAAACTTAATTAATAACCGGAGAAAATTAAATGAACAGACACATAGAATTACTTGGTTTGCGTGCAAAAGACGCTGTTACGGGATTTAGCGGTGTAATAACCTCAATATCCTTTGATTTATATGGATGCGTACAAGCTGTTGTATCGCCCAAGGTTGGCGATAATAGTGACTTAAAGGATGGTCAGTGGTTCGATGTTACTAGGCTAAAAATTACCAGTAAAAAACGTGTGATACCGCTACCTGACTTCAATAAGGGCTATATTGCCACAGGTAAAAAGGGATGTGCTGAAAAGTCGTTGCCATAAAACCCCATGAATTTATGTTATACTGAGCCCATGAAAGAACGATCCAAAAAGGCCATGGAGGCCACATTATGCCTCAGATAGTTTCGAGGCAATTTTTTATTCGAGAAAGTGATGAGTATTGTATTTAGAAAGCCCGAACACTGGTACCAGCCAATCGATAATGAAATATGTGATAGGATGGACTGGTTTAACTCATTAAGTGATGATGAGAAGAAAAAGCAATTAGAAGGTGTTTTTTCTCCCGAAAATAAGGCTCAGGTCAAAGGTCGTTACAATGGGCGCACCTAAAGGCAATCAATTCTGGAAAGCACGGAGCTCTCATGGTCGTGATCCTATATTCAAAAATAAAGAACAACTTTGGTCGGGGTGCCTTGAGTACTTTGAATGGGTAGATGAAAACCCCTTGCAGGAAGATAAAGTATTTCACAACAACGGTAAAATCACTCGAACAACAATAGCCCATATGCGAGCTATGACCATTTCCGGACTATGCTTATTCTTAGATATTTGTGAAAAAACCTGGGCAAATTATCGAGATCAAGATGATTTTGTACAAGTCATTACGCGAGCAGAGCGGTATATCTACGATCAAAAGTTCTCTGGAGCCTCGGCAGATATGCTTAATGCAAATATTATAGCCCGTGATTTAGGTCTGAAAGACAAACATGATTTAACCTCGAGTGATGGCACAATGTCTCCCAAGTCATTCAATGATTTCTACCCAAAGTAAACCAACCGAGAAAGCCAGTCTCAATCCCGCACTGAGAGAATTTTGGCAAACAAAAGCAGATACCAAGATTCTTAAGGGTGGTCGGATATCATCTAAGACCTGGGATTGTGCCGGGTTCGCTATATTCTTAGCCTGTAACTACACCGTTAAATTTCTCTGCATGAGGCAATTCCAAAATAAGATCAAGGAATCTGTCTATGCAGTATTAAAGGTCCAAATAGAACGGTTTGGATTAGAAGACCAATTCGAGATATTGGCCACTGAGATAAGGCACAGGGTCACCGGTTCGTCATTCCACTTTTACGGAATTCATCGAGACATCGCGGAAATAAAAGGCTTTGAGGGCGCTAATATCGGATGGATAGAGGAAGGTGAAGGGCTAACCAAGGAACAATGGGCCATTATTGAGCCCACTATAATTAGGAATGAAGGGGCGGAATGCTGGATATTATACAATCCTCGCCTAGTATCTGACTTTGTTGAAACATTCCACCATGATCCTGAAAACGGTACAATTGTCCGGCATATTAACTATGACGAAAACCCCTTCATATCAGAAACCGCACTAAGAAAAATCAATCTCCTCAAAGAGCAGGACCATGAAGAATATGAGCACTATTATTTAGGTGTGGCTCGAAAAGACGATGATAACGTGATTATTAAGCGTTCCTACATTGAGGCGGCAATTGATGCTCACATTAAGTTAGGAATAGAGCCAAGCGGTGCCAGAAGGTCTGGTTTCGACATAGCGGATGGCGGAAAGGATTTATGCTCTCACATTTATGCCCATGGCATTGTGGCATTGTGGGGTGAGCACTGGAAGGCCAAAGAGGACGAATTACTCGAGTCGTGTAAGCGTGTATATTCAAAGGCTTTATCGTTTAGATCCCATATCGATTATGATTCTATTGGTGTTGGTGCCGGTTCCGGGGCTAAGTTCAAAGAGCTCAACGATGAGCGAAAAGGTATCTCAGGATATTATGAGATTAAATACTCAAAGTTTATAGCGGGTGCCGGCGTTGCTAATCCTGATGAATATTACGTTGATACAGATGAAGAAAAAATAACCAACAAGGACTTTTTCGAAAATTTAAAGGCTCAATCATGGTGGATAATCGCGGATAGATTCAGAAATACCTATAACGCCGTCACCAAAGGGCATAAATTCGAAGAACATGAATTAATCAGTATAAGCTCTGACATGCCAAACCTGGCCAATCTAGTCACAGAATTATCAACTCCAAGGCGGAAATTTAGCAAGACAAGCAAAGTAATGGTCGAATCTAAAGAGGAATTACTTAAAAGAGAAGTTCCCAGCCCTAACGATGCAGACGCGTTTATTATGGCTTATTGCCCAAGGATGAAAGACCAAACGCGCAAAGCGGGTGGATTTTAACATAGGCTAAGGCTATAATACGCCAATGCCTATAGTCGATTGCACATCAAACGGTAACCCGGGAAAGAAATTCGGCGAAAGCGGTTTCTGCTTTACTGGTTCTGGTGCTCAAGAAAAGGCGGCTGCTCAGGGCCGCGCCATCAAAGCCGAGCAAGGCAATTCGGGCCATAAAGACGAAGAAAAGGACAAGCGATGAATCCTAATGTGGTCGAAATCACAAAGAACGATACCAAGGTATCTAAATGGATTAATTCTCTGCAGCACACACTCAGACGGCTAGGCACATCCCTTAATTTCGGCATATCACCAGACGGTAAGCGTAACTACAACACAATTTTCGGCTATGGTGAGCAGTTATCCTATTCTGATTACTTTGGTATGTATTTACGGTCAGCTGTTGGCAGGGTGGTTGTCACTAAAATCGCTAAGGCTTGCTGGAACGAAATACCCAAAATCACATCTAACAAAAAAAGAATCTTAGAAGAAGAATTAGACACCCTCAATAAAATAGGTTTTTTTCGTGCATTAGAAAGAGCGGATATACTCAACCGAATAGGTAAATTCAGCGTTTTATTGATTGGCTTGCCTGACGGAAATAAATTAAATGAGCCTTTAGGCGCAGTCAATAACATGGATGGGCTGTATTTTAATCCTTATAACTTTGACGGTATTGAGATATTAACATGGGATCTTGATCCAATTTCCAAGCGATTCGGCAAGCCTATTACCTACCAACTCCAAACAACCAGCTTTGGCGAAAAAGAAAAAGATATTCAAACCACCTCAGTCATTGCGCATTTCTCCAGGGTCATTCATTTAGCAGAGGGCGCATTAGATAGCAGTATTGAAGGCTCGAGCTCATTGGAGCCGGTCTGGAATAATTTAATCAACACTCTAAAGATTGTTGGCGGTGCCGGAGAAGCATTTTTTAGAAATGCCAGGCAACAATTAGCATTAGAGGCTGACAAAGATTCAAAATTAGAGCAAGGCAGTGAAGAACTCACGAAACTTAAGCAAAATATTGATGATTTCGGTAATGCGTGGGATACAACTTTAAGACTCCAAAACATGAAAGCCAATCATTTACAAATACAAATGATTAGCCCTCGAGACTCATTCGATGTCAATATGGAAGAAATGAGCGGCGAAACGGGTATCCCTATTCGAATATTTACAGGCAAAGGCGGCGGTCAAACGACTGGATCAGAAGATAGAGCAAGTTGGAATGGCGTGATAGGCGATAGACGAACCACTGAATGCGATAATTATTTATTCCAGGGTTTAGAGATATTTCAAGAGGCTGGATTATTAGAACTGCCTGATAATGCCGTGATTGAATGGCCTCCACAGGCAGCACTCAACGAAAAAGAACAATCTGAAGTGAATAAAAACAAAGCCGAAACATTTAATAAGATTGTCGAAGCACTAGCTAAACCTGTTGGTGATGAGGCTGATGTTAAAAAAGTCTTAGAGGCTGTAGGTTTAGAAGATATTGAGATAGATGAGTCGACTATTGACGATAAAGACATTGACGAAATTGAACCAGAGGAACCAGAAGATGGCAACGAATAGAATTGAAAAAGAGGCTCTAGTAGCTGCAACCATTACATTTGATCAGGCAGATAGCGCGGTTGAGAGGCCTAATCCGAGTTTTCCGAATGTCACTGTTGATGTTATTGGATTGACTGCATTAGGTGGTAGTCCGGTCGTTCCTGGTGCTGGTACATTTGCGGTATTCTATAAAACAGATGTTGACGGAGGATTTAAAGATGCAACAACTAATCCAACATTAACAGCGGCTCAATCAGGCGGGTCAGCTGGCGCGGATGGTGCAGCTGATAGTTCTAAATTTACCGATTTACCGCTTGAAATTAAAGTTGTTCCTGCAGGTATAACGACTGCAGTCGCTTATCGCGTATTGGTTAAGCAGACAAGCGATCAATAAATGTCCGTTAAGCGTGTCAAGAAAGAGGCTTTAATAACTCAAACTATCTTTTTTAAAGCTGAATCAGAAAACGAGTTTGAATCAATCAGTCCTAGTTTTGGCTATAATCTAATCGATATTATCGCCTTAGATATTGCTGGGGATCCTGTTACGCCTACGAGTGGCAGTTTTGATATTTTCGTACGCACTGATATCGATGGTGGTTTTAAACGCATTACCGAGCGTTCGAATTATCCTGTCTCATTGACGGGTGGTTCTGGATTGGCTGACGGGGTGGCACTTGAGGCTAAATTTGTCGGTTTCCCTCTTGAATTTAAAATCGTGCCTAATAATGTTGACGTTGCTGTTTCTTATCGTGTGAATATTAAACAATCCAGCGTCCAATTGGGGTTAGCGACACCAGTAGAAACATCGGGTCGAGGTACTCTCGGTGTTCCTGTGTTCATTCAAGACCAAACCACACAAAGTTTGGATTTATTATTTAGCCAAGACCTCGATACTGCAACACTTGATGGAGCAACCACGGTTAGTTCAAGGTTTTTTGATGTTGCAGCTGGTGACGGCACAAAATTCGCTGTTGGCAATCTGATAGAAATAGCTAGAAATTCAACATTTATGCAGGCCCACGTATTAGGGATTGTTTCTGACACCATCGAAATAGAAAGTCCGATAAATAGCGTATATCCAGACGGAAATACAGTGTTTATTAAGGACGATAATCTCAAAGTTGATGGATCGGTGACACCACAAGTTTTCAGCATATCACCAGAGCCCTTACAGGTTGGAGATATCAATCGAATCATTATCAGTTTGGAAGGCACATTGGCAATGGATAGCGGAACGTTTGGCCCGTTGGTCGCATTAACTAATGGTGTTGTTTTGAGAATAAAGAAAGCAGATGGCGATTTTATCAATTTGGTTAATTTTAAAACTAATGGTGATATTGTTTCAAAATCGTTTGCTCATTCATTTCTGCCTAATAATGGGCAAAACGTTCGGTTATTTGTTGCTCAGCTTACTTGGGCTGGATCACAAAATCATGGTGTAACACAGCGATTAGACGGCAATTTTTTTGAAGAATTACAAATTGTCATTCAGGATGATTTAACTAATGCTGCCTTTGTTACCTTTGTTCTAACCGCGCAAGGACACGAGACACAAAACTAATGGCATTACAAGACGCAGGCACAGCCAGAGCAGCAGCAGACGCAGCAAACCCTATGGATTATGATTCAATCACCATGGGCGAATTGAATGTTTTAATTACTGCGTCAAACGGCGAAGTGATTTTGAACCCATCCACACAAGGCAAAAACGGGACGCGCAAAATCATACAAACAGGCGGTACTCAAATTGATTTACTTGATTTTGTCAAAGCGGTTAGAGCAAAAAACTACGATGTTAGTTACGTATATGATTACGATAAAGTCATTATATTTGTGAGGTTTTAACCATGGCTATTAGTGACAATCCAACAAAGACCAGAGGCATTGAAAAAGCGTGGAATCGTGACATTAACAAGCGATTTTCAGAGTTTAGAAAGTCGATTATCGATGAATTGCGAGCTTTAAATCAACTAACCGTTAACCAATTTGATGTTAATCCTGACCAATTACGCGCGTATATGCTGTTTTTCCAGACAGAGTTAGATAATTTAATCGTTGGCGATTGGCAAGAAATATACCAACAACGGTCCTATCAATTAGCGATCGACCGCTCAGTCCAAGAGCTTAGAAGACAAGGCGTATCGGTTGCTGCCCAAGCGGGTGCAGGGTTAGAGGCTATTGAATTAGCTGCATTATCACAAGCCTTTACTCAGGTTTCAGCCTCGATATTTAACCCGGTTCACCGAGAAGCTTTAAGCTTTCTATTTACTCGCTCATTCGAGGCGTTATCCGGACTTTCTCAAGAAATGGCTAGAACTGTCAGAATCATCTTATTTAATGGTGCCCAGCAAGGTATAGGCATTACTGAACTAGCGAAACAAATCAATGATCGTATTGATGTCGGTCGGTCAAGAGCAAGAACTATTGCGCGAACAGAAACCGTTCAAGCTTTCCAACGTGGCAGTATTAACCAGGCCAATATAGCCAGTGAAGTTTTAGACGAGGATGTTATGTTGAGGTGGTTAACTGTTCGAGACAACAAGGTCAGACACCTTCATGCTGGATGGCATGGCCAGGTTTTTAGCCGAAAAAACGCCTTTAGGAATATTAATATCAGCCCTTGGAATTGCCGTTGTGGGTTGGCCCCAGTGATCGAGGAAGCCGACACAGAAGCCAAGCGAAAGAAGTTCTCTAAGGAACGTAAACAGTTAAGAGATTTGACGAATTGATAGGGTTAAAATATAATTACGCACAGACAATAGTTAAATGCTATTTAATTGTGTTAAACTATCGCAAAGTGAGAGCCTATGTATATATCAATCAATAGTCGTACGAGCGGAAAGTTTAGAAGAGAAATGATTAATAATCGTTCTCATCTAATTACTTCAATGATGCCTATTCGCGGCGATATCTCAATGAATGGGATTTTATACCCCAATAAAGAGGTTAAAGCCTCGTTTCAACAACTTCACGATTTACCAGCGCCTAACGGCCATCCTATTATTAATGGCGTGCATGTCAGTGCATTTAAACCAGCTAGCATGAATGCATTTAATGTCGGCGGCTTTGTTCGTAACCCAAAGATGAAAGGAAAAAAGGTTTTCGTTGATTTCTTAATTGATGAAGATGTTGCCAACAAGTCAGATGATGGCAAAGAAATCATCAGGCGTATAGAAAACAGTGAGCAAATAGGTGTCTCTACCGGCCTTAATATCAATCAACTTGCGCCAAAAAATGGCAAAGATGATTTAGGCGAACCATTTAGTAAGGTTGGATCAGGGTTTAATTTTGACCATGTGGCTATTCTTTTGAATGAAAAACCAGCCGGCGCGCACGCTGGCACTGAATTAGTGCTCAATACAGCCAATAAAGACGATCCTATTCACGTGGTCAACCTGGTAATGAATGATCCAGAACAACTTAATATGAATTTAAATTCTGATCATGCATTAAGCGCTTCGGATATTCACGAACAACTCAATCGATTAATCGCCACTGACAACGAAGAAATACACAAGCATGTTATTGACTTCTTCCCGGAAGATAAAACATTCTTGTTTGTTATGTCTAGTAGCAATAATAGAAAAACATTTCAACAATCATTTGCTATCGGCAATGATCTAATCGCTTTAGTCGGAGAGCCGGTTGAAGTTGTCCTGACTCAAAAAGTTACACCTGTAATGCAAACCAACGAGGAAAACGACATGAACAAAGAACTAATGATTCTTGCGATTATCGCCAATACTCATAACGCCTTCACTGGTGATGATAAAGCACGCCTTGAGGCGATGTCTGAATCTCAACTGGTTAATGTGTTATGTGTTGAAGTCGATGAAACTCAAGCGAAAAAAGTTTTAGCTGCTAATGACTTTGATTTTGATGGCTATGATAATTTCACTGCCAACAAAGATGGTTTTAAAACCTATCAAGAAGCCGAAGATAATCGAATCAAGGAAGTTAAGGATTCGATTATTAAAGCAAATTCAGACTACACCACCGAACTATTGGACGGTAAGTCAGAAACGGAATTGCTTGTTATCAATAAAATGATTACAGGCGGTAAAGAAACCCAGCGAGTGGCAGAAGGTCAAGCGCCTGGTATTAACAATTCAGCGCAAGCTGATGACTACAGAATGTAAAGGGGGCTATCATGGCTGATCCAGCACAAGTTATACAAGCGCTAGGCGGTATTAGTGGCCAACCCGTCATTAACGAATCACTAGCAGCAGCAGCGACCACTATTAAACCTGGTCATTTAGTCGAAGAAATTCTAGCCACAGTGCAAGAACATTCTACGGCTGCAGCTAATGCTCAGAAGTTAGTTGCTTTAACCAATACTTCGAACGGCGGCACCATTGACGATGTTTATACGGTTGCTGAAACTGTCCGATATGGCGCATTCAACACCGGGCAACGCGGTTTCTTAAGGCTAGCAGCCTCGGCAGCGGCTATCGTTGTCGGTAACGTGTTAGAAAGCGCAGGCGATGGGACTGTAAGAATTGCCACAGCAGACGCGGCAACTGATACGGCCCAACGTGATGCTATCGTAGCTTACGCAGTTGAAGCGGTTGACAACAGCGGCGGCGGTACTGAAGTTTTCATTGAAGTTCGATTCGCATAGGAGAATGACATGGGTAAATTAATAACATCTTTCGGCGAATCAAGAGAAGAACACGCCGCAATGATTGCGATGCATGGTCTAAACTGGAGTGGCTATGAGTTATTTCATAATGATCTGTTTGCAAAGCACAATCTTCATAAATATCACGTTATCGATGCTGAAGGTAAGTTAATTACCAATGGCGATGATAAACTAGCTTTAATCACTAATGCCAATGGCACGGTCCGTCACGAAGATTTCTTAGTGATCCGTGATATGGTCATTGAGGTTCGTCGACGCGCTTTACACGCAATTTCAGACCTTCGAGAAGCGGGATTATCATTTACCGTGGCGATTGGTGAACAGTTGGTGGGATTTGAATCTGTCAACGAGTTCCAAGCCGCTAGGCAGGATATGAACCCGGCCAGCTTCGATAACAACGACACGACCTTTACAGAAACGTTTGTGCCTAATCCTATCACTCACAGTACGTTCCAAGTGCCGTGGAGACAGGAAGGGTTTAACTACAAACGGTCATTAGGTTTGGCTGAAAGTCTACGCCAGGTGTCTGAGCGATTGGAAGAAACAACCACGAATGGTAATGCTAATGTGGTGGTTAATTTCAACGGCACTAATCATGGAATTTTTGGTTATACCAATGATCCTAATCGTGGCACTGGAACCATTTCTGATTGGACGGTTGAAGCAAACCGAGACAAGATCATTAATGAGCTCATTGAGCAAATTAGCGACATGTGGGACACTCAGGGCGGCGTCGATAATGATTCTGTCATGGTTTATGTGGCTAATGATATCTGGAATATTCTCCAAAAAGATTATATTACCGGCCAGGTCAGCGAGTCAATTGCGGCCCGTATGATGAAAGTTGCCCAGGTGAAAGATGTTAAACCACTTGAAAAACTTGCTTCTACTCAGGTAGTTTTAGTTGAAATGGAACGCAGAACGGTTGAATTAGCAGTGGCTAGTGACATCATTGTAACTCCACACACTAAAACTAATGTGATGATGCCTCAAGTTATGACTACTTACGCCGCGATGGTCCACAAGATCAAGGCGGATAGTAAGGGTAATACCGGCATTAGACATCTAACTGTTTAATCTAACGGGAGGGTAAAACCTCCCCTTTGGAGAATAAAATGTCAGATACAAAAATGTATGTAGTCACCATGAAAGGCTGTTGCTTAAAAGGCATTAAGCATGAAAAAGTTGGTGCAAAGGTCAGACTCACGGATGCTAAAGCCAAGGCAATGTCTGGTAAGGTTCAGCTATTGAAGGATTATGAGCAAACGAGCCCTTCAGAGCAGGAATTGATTAAGGCAAATGCCAAACTTACTAAACAGGTTGCAGAATTAACTGCTCAGCTAGACGAGGCCACTGAGCCACCTAAAAAGGACAAGTAATGGCTAATCGTGTTACGGATGAAGAAGTTAAGGCGATTAAAGCGGTTAAGATAGATACAACACCATTTATCACCGCCGCGAATTTAATTGTCAACGATATTAATTCAAAATGTAATAAGTCTTTTGATGAAACTCGATTGACTCAAATTGAATTATATCTATCCGCTCATTTTGCCGGTAATTTTACACCAACACTGGTGAGTGAGAAGTTTGAGAACGCGACTAATACTTATCATGTCGGCTCTACTTCGTTATCTGGTGTAATGTCGGATAAATACGGACAGATGGCTAATATGTTGTCAGATAGCTGTCTGCATGAATTCGATAAGGCGCCAGCGGTGGTTAATTTCTTGTGAGTAATTTTGCTCTTGATCAAGAAGTGACTTTCTGGATACCGCTAACCAACAATGGAACAGGCGGTAAAACTTGGGAGTTAGGCGTTAAAACAGATGCTAGGATAGCCCCAACAAGTGATATTGTGTTTACTGCAGAAGGCAAAGAGATTACGGCTAATAAAGCGGTTTATACGCGAGTTGACTTGCCTGAAGGTGCTTATGTGATTGAAGGTGATTTTTCTGGTAGTTCCACACCAGAAGAGCCGGGATCGCAGCAAGTGATTAAAGCGTCCAGCAATTCAACGATGAGTGATATGTTTAGAGCGTTGTTACAATGACTATTAAGATAACCGGGAAAAGGGGCGTACTAAAAAACCTAAATCGAGCAATTATCCAGATTGAAGGAAATACAGCCAAAGGAATGTTAGCTGCAGGTTTATTTGTCGAGGGCGAATCGAATGAAATTGTTCCTCAAAGACTAGGCGGTTTAATTAATTCGTCTTTTACTTCAGTTGGAAAGATAGGAAAACGGATTGTTGCAAGAGTTGGATATACCGTTAAGTACGCCGGTTTTGTTCACGAAATGCCAGAAACCAACAATTTTACTAAACCAGGCACCGGCCCAAAGTTTTTATTTAAGGCTGTGACCAGAAATTCAGCGCAGATATTGCAGATTATTAGAGCAAGGGCAAAATTTTGAATGCAGTTAGTTTTGATATTGCTACATTATTAGCCGCCAATGGATTCGGAAATTTTGGTGATCCAAATGGAAATATAGGTGCCATGGCATGGATTGAGGGTCTTGATGAACAAATATTAGTATTAGGTGTTGGAAGTATTAACAGACCTTTAGCCTTGCAGACTGAGCAACCGACATTTCAGATTTTGGCGAGAGGCAAAAAGAACGACGATATGAATGTGACTTACAACAATTTGCAAGCGATCCACGAATTTTTACTACCGTTGAGCACGACAACGATTAACGGCGATGACTATCTTAGCTTTTTCCCAACTAACGCACCAGCGGGAATAGGCCGAGATAATAAAGACAGAGCGGTATTTACTGCTAATTATTCAACTTTTAGAAACCCGCTATAGGAGGCCAATCAGATGGCACATAACAACATACAAGGCCGCACGTTATTGCTCGAAATCTTCGATGGTGGAGTTTTTAAAGAGATCGGCGGTATTAATACTAGAGAATTTACTCGTGACAACCCCGTATCTAATACTACTAGTCAATCTACTACAGGCAATGAGACAGAATCGGAATATGTCGGTTATTCTACCGTTACTTTATCAGGAGCAGGCATGGTTGATAAGCGATCTAGTGGCACTTTGATTGCTTATAAAACGCTTGCCACGATTGCCAATAGTAGTGATCCATCGGCTCGATTTAGACTCAGCGATGAGTTAGAAAGTCACGACGGCACATTTAATATTACCTCTTTCGGAAAAACTGCCGAAGAAGAAGATATGGTTCAATTTTCAATCAGTCTGCAAAATCAAGGCGTTGTCACTTATTCATAGGAGTTAATCATGGCTTTACTATCAGTTCAAAAAGTTACTAAATCAAGCGCGGGATTATCTCTTGTTGCTGCAGCGGCGGCGGGTGACACCTTTCCAAATGCCGACGGCGTATTTATTCAGGCCGATAAATCGAGCGTAGGAGATACAACCCTGACGATTGTAGCAATAACCGATCCATTAATTACAGTAGAGGCCGGTAGTTTGGTAGTCCCTGACATTGTGATCACGGTACCGGCGCAAGGTAACATATTATTTTCTGTCCCACCTTCTCATACATCTAATGGGATTGTGAGCATGACATATAACTCTGAAACGGATTTAACTATTGCCGCCGCTCAGGTCGCGCAGTAATGGCAAATAATCGACGTCTAGGCATTGAAGAGGTTTATGTTGATAAGGATTTGTATTTATTTAAAGCGGATTTTAAGTTTTTACAGAGTCTAAAAGAAAATAACAGTATTGATCCAATGAAAATGTATGAATCTTTCTCTGCAAGTGAGTACGATTTAGATTCAATTGTTGACATTTTAAGTTTTAGTGTTATTTCAATTAATAAGGAACCAGTTGGCAATCCGAAAGAAGCGATTGAGGATTTAATATCACGATTTGGCTTACAGCAATGTTGGTATTTGTGTTATCAACTACTTAGCGATGCAATGATCGGTGATGTAAAAAAGTCCGGGCTGCAATTGGACGAGAAGATCCAGCGGCTAATAGGGTCAAAAAATTCCCTATTGACGAGTTTGAAAGAACGGCCATTTTCATGGGCATGTCAAGTGTGGCTTTTTGGAACATGTCTATGGGTCAATTTCAATCTTATAAATCCGCTTTTTACCTAAAAAACGGACTAGACGAAAAAGGCCGCAAACCTGATGAAATGACACTTGAAAAGCTCGACGAACTCAAAGAGCGCATGAAGGCGAACAACAAATGGCACTAAAACTCGGTGAATTAATAGTCGAAATTGGCGCTGATATTAAAGATTTAAAAAACGCCAGAAAAGAAGTAGATCGCACGGCTAACAGTATGGAGAAATCCTTTAAGCGTGTCGGCTCTGCAATTGCCGCCGCTTTTTCCTTCTTAGTCATCAAAAGAACTATTTTACTCGCCGACAATATGAATCTTCTTGATTCTCGTATCAGAGCATTAACTAAAAGTGCCAAAGGTTTCAGAGAAATACGAGAAGGGATCAGAGGTGTAGCCAAAGAAACCGGCGGCTCTATTGCATCAATCACACAATTAGCGCAACGTGCATTAATTGCAAAAGAGGCGTTAGGTGCAACCAATGAACAGATCATTGAAATGGTCAACAATGTTCAGAAATTAGGTGTAATCGGCGGAGGCTCTCAAGAGAATTTAACTAGGGCAACTGTTCAACTAGGTCAGGCATTAAGTACTCCAAGAGTTCAAGCAGAAGAACTTAACAGTATTTTAGAACAAATGCCATTGCTAGCTAAGGAGATTGAAAAGAATTTAGATTTACTCCCTGGTACATTAAAACAAGCTGTCATTGCCGGTGATGTGCTAAATACAGATATATTCCAAGCGCTAATCAAATCAACAGACGATATAAATAGAAGATTTAATGAATTACCGCTTACTATTGACCGTGCTTCTGGCATGATTGCCAATGCCTTTGCGGTAGCCGTTCAAGATCTAGACAATGGACTTGGTGTCACAGAATCGATTGCTAGTGTCATGAAGGATTTAAGTGAGGTTATCGAGTCCGATCTAGTGTCTGGAATTGATAACATGATTGATGGATTAACGGAATTTTTGCTTTTACTAGACGGAGTGACCGGAGATACACAAGATTTAGCTGATGAGACATTCGATTTAGAACAATCTTGGAAATTAGTTAAAAATTCGATTTCCTTTGTTCTCGATGCTATAAAGAATATAGGCCCTAACCTCCGTGACATAACCACAATAATCATTGGTGAAGTTGATCAAGCATTTATTAAATTAGGCGCCTCAATTAGTAAAGTTTGGAATTTTATCGCTACGGATTTTCAAAATACAATGACAAGTGCCATTGGTTTTGTTAAATCAGGATTTTTTAGTTTTATTGGAGGTATTCAAAGTTCATTTGCGGCTTTATTTAATTTGATTGGATTGGAAGGAGTGGCAGAAACTTTTAGAACTGCCGCTGATTCGTCAATGCAAACAGCCTTTGAATTAACCACTGCTGTTAATGAGCAGGTTGCGCTCAGAATAGAAACACTTGAAATAGAAAATGAAGCCATTGATGAAAATACTGAAATAAAACTCGAAGCTTCTCAATTGGCCATTGAGGCCGGACTTGCTGAAACAGAAGCATTGAAAAAACAAGTTCTTGAACGAATTAAGCAATTAAGGAAAGAGCGAAAAGCAAGACGAGACAAAGCGGCGGGTATAAATAAAGATAGTGATAAGGAGGTTGTAACAGACAAAAAAAACAAAGACAAACTAAACTTTAATCTAGACGATGCTCAAAAAACAGCCTCCGCTTTAGAAAGTGCGGGTATACTGGATAGTAAGGCGGCTGCTGCTGTTCAAATCGGCATATCAGCATCTAAAGCAATCTCTAAATCAGCCGAGGTAGGTTTTCCGGCGGCTATTCCGTTCATTGCCCAGGCATTGGCAACAATTGCTACTGCTAGAAACGCCTTAAAAGGTGGCGGAAGGCAGGCGGGCGGTGGTGTCTCACAAGGGGTTTTGCATCCCGTTAATGAGAATGGCCAGCCTGAATTGCTCATACAAGGCTCCAAACAATTCCTTTTGTCAGGTCAGTCAGGCGGTAGAATCATCCCTGCTAGCGGTATGTCGAGCGGCGGTAGTGGGGGTTTAAATGTGACAGTCAACAATAACGCACCTGATTTAGTTGAAGTTAGTGAGCCCTTTGTCACTCAAGGAGAGTTAATGATTGCCATTGACAGAGCAGCAAGCAAAGCCATTGATCAAGTGAATGGAAGTCTAGCCAGCGGTCGTGGCGAAACTTCTGACTCAGTACGCCAAGGCTTTAACTTGACGAGGAATATTTAATGGCCGCTGCATATCCGACTAATTTACCTATTCCGTTAGTGACGAGTTATTCTCATCCTGATTCGCAAAAAGTCAGGCGCAATGATGTTGAAACCGGCGTTCCGAGGTTTGAGTTACTATCCGAAGATGGCCCATCAATGCCGTCTGTTAATTGGTTATTTAATACTTTACAGTTTCAGGTGTTTGAAGGGTTTTATCGTCATACTCTACAATTAGGCTCCATATCGTTTGAAATGCAATTAAAGGTAGGCTTTGGTGTCGAGGTTCACGAATGTTATTTTGTCAAGCCTTACAAGCCAAGCCTTCAAGGTAAATTGTGGAAAGTCACAGCAAATTTATTGACGGTAGAAAAACAATATGGCTAGTTTAGATGAATATGAAAAGTTTGTTTCCAGTATGCCAGAGGCCCAGCGAGAGTTTAGGACAATAGAATTATTTCATCCGGATTTTAGTCTTTTAAGGTTTGTGCAGGATTTCAAAGATGTTAATTTGACACTCGAATCAACCGCGCCTCGAAACCCTTCAACCAGTGTCACGTTCAAAGCGATCAGTATGAACATCAACGAACCTGGGGAAAATGGGCAAATAGAGCAAGTATTATCGGTTAACATGGGCGCAGTGGGCAACGAAGTGAATGATAAGCTGCAGCAAATCACCGAAACCGGATCATTGGAGCCCATAGAATTAATTTATCGAAAATATTACAGCGGCGATCTAACTGAGCCCGTTTTAATTCTGAATCTATCGGTAGCTGATGTCTCTTTCAAAGGTTATGAGGCGGTGACATTTACCGGCGAGGATACGAATTTTGCGATTAAGCGAGCGGGAGAATTATACACTTCTGAGCGCTTCCCAACTCTTAGGTTAATATGATTGTGCAATTATGATTGATTACAACGACTATATAGGCATTCCATGGGAATGTGGAAAGGCTTCTTTTGATGGCGCTGATTGTTGGGGGTTAGTCTCTATGGTTTATATGGGACTTTTTAATATTTCAATCGCGCATTTTGAGATCAATGATATTGATAACCCACAAAAAACGATGCGCAAAATAGAAGAGATTAGGGATAATTCAAACAGTTGGGAAAAAACGGTTACACCGAATGAGGGCGATGTGGTGATGATGATTAGCCGTCAAACTCTCAGACCTGAGCATGTCGGGATCTATATCGGAAAAGGTAAAATATTGCACTCTATGACACGCGAGACGGGGCAATCAGCAATACACCCTGTTAAACTGATGACTAAACTCTTTAAACGATTAGAATACTATCAATATGTCGGCTAGCATTATCATTCATAACGATCCTGAAGGGATCAATAAACGCATCATCCATAATGTGGATAATGGAGTCAATTTTTTGACTTGGCTTATATCAGAATATGGTGAAACTGGCTTTAATGTGCCTACCAAATTGTTTTTAGGTGACGTTACAGAAGAGAACGAAATAGACCAAAAAAGCTTCATAGAAGTTAATCGGACGCTTAAAGATGGCGATATCATTAATATTATCCATCGACCTCAGGGTACTGAGATAATTATTGCGTTAGTGGTGGCAATCGTGGCGTCGGTTATTTTATCGCCAGATATATCACCGCCACCACAAGTTGAAAACCCCAACTTCCCCAGGACGAACGAATCCCCCAACAACCGATTAACCGGGCAAACTAACCTTGCCAGGCTATTGGGAAGGATACCGGACATTTATGGTCGCATGAGAGTTTATCCTGATTTGGGCGCTAAAACTGTCTCAGAATTTATTAATCATGTGAGATTTATCACAGAGTATTTAATTATTGGTCGAGGCGAATATGATTTAGAAGATATCAAAAGCGGAGAAACTCTGTTAAGTGATGTCGCTGGATCAACTTTTACCATTTTTAACCTAGGTGATTTAATTCCTGAATTATTAGATTTGACTTCATCTAATGAAGTGAACGGGCAAGAAGTTAAGGCGCCAAATGATGAAAGTTTATTTAGTACCAATGCTGAAAATGTCACATTTACCGCCTCAACATCGAAGTTTACGGGTAACGGTGATACGGGTGGAAGTGGGTTATCTGCATTTAACGGGCTAACAATTGGCACTCAGTTTGTCATTTCTGGAGCGCCAAGCAATAACGGCACTTTCACGCTTAAATCATACGTTGAATTGATTACTGGTGGCGGAGAGCCCGATTTCGAAAGTTTTTCAAAATACACCATAGAGGTAGAGGAATCGCTAGTTGATGAGACTGTCGCATCTACTGTACTATTTAATGCAACAGAAACCGCATCGTCAGATATTATTGGCCCGTTTGTTGTTCCCGGTGAAACTCAGGAAGTTTGGTTTGATATTATCGCTAGCCGAGGGCTTGCCGATAGACGAACCGATCCAAGCGTTAACGTCTCAATATCATTCGATTTGATTTTAGATATCATTGATAGTGGTGGTACGATTATTAACACCGAAAAATCAACCGTCACCATTACCGATAATACGTTAGATCAACGGTTTTATACCTTCAAAATCACTCCCGAGAGCCCCGGGTCGCGATATCAAGCCAGTGTCCAGAGATTAAGCGATACCATTAATGATTCCTCGTATTATGACACCACCAAATGGTCAAGCTTGTCAGGGGTGAATCGATTAATTGATTTCGATCAGGGAAATGTCACCAGCATCGTTTTAACAACACAAGCCACTAATCAGGCTACGCAAGCGCAGGAGCGTAAATTTAACGCCATTGTGACACGAAAATTAAGAACTTATACCACATCAGGCGGTGTGATTATTCCGGCATTAACGGCTACAACCAAGTTTGCCGACGCACTGTTAGAACATATGACTAATAGCTTTATAGGGAATAAGTCAACATCAGACATTGACCTGGACGAGCTCTATACGATCCAAGAAGCGCTTGATGTTGATGCTATTTATGGATCGGTATTAGGCCGATTCAGTTATTCATTCAGCAGCGAAAAATCGAGCGTGAAAGATGAGTTATTGACTATTGCTAATGCTTGCAGAGTGTTTATTAAAAGAAACGGTAATCGACTCGAGTTTAGCCGCGATGAAATACAGGTAAACAGAACCACTTTATTTAACACCAGAAACAAAAAACCGAAATCTGAGCAAAAATCTATCCGCTTACAGAAGCCAAGTGATTTTGATGGGGTTGAAATACAATGGTTATTTGAGGATACCGGCGAAGCTTTCACAGAAGAATTCAATAGTGGATCAGCCGTTAACCCTAAAAAAATAGAGGCCGCTGGAATACGCAATTTTAAACAAGCCTGGAATCGGGGGTTTATTGAATTTCTAAAACTTAAATTACAACGGGAATCGGTTAAATTTCAATCCACAAAAGAGGGGTTGCTTTCTCAAGTCGGTGACAGGATTGCCAACGCTGACGGAACCGATGTGAAAGCTCAAAGTGGCGAAATAAAAGCATTAGTTAGTTTAACGGTCGAAACCTTCACGTTTATTGATTTTGATGGAAATGCGAGTGCAAATGTTATATTACGGGATGAAGCAAGCAATGTGGACTCTGAGATAGTCGTTACGCCTCGTTTAGATGATGTGAATGGTTTTATCCTGGCAGGGCTTCCAAGCTTCACCATCAGGGTTAGAGGGGACTTAGATTACCAGATTGGTACGCTTTATACGTTTGCTTTGACCGGCGAGGAAAAAATAAGAGACTATATTTTACAGAAAAGAACACCAAAATCTGACGGTTATGTCACTTTAGAGCTATTGAATTACGATGCTGATATTTATGCGCCAGATACAACGGTTCCACCAACCCATGAGACAACGCTGCTCGAAGTTGAGTTAGATCCGGTTGCTAGTGGTAACATCGTTGAAGATATCACGGTTGCACTGAGTTCACCATCCGTCGAGACATTAGCTTGGGATTTAGAGCCAGCAGGGACTTATACATCAAGAGATTTAACCGGCACAGCAAGCACGACGTTTAGTGTCGATATTTTCGGAAATTGGAATATCTCAAGTGTTGGCGTGCAAGATGCTGATTCTGATGCGGGAGATTATCGTCCTAAAGTTGTTGGCAGCGATCCAGATAATTATGAGATTAAAGTCACATTAACCTTAAATTCTGGATCAGGTGCTACCATATTGTTAGGCGGGGCAACCCTTAATACGTTTGTTCCGTTGAATGGCGGTGAAGGGGTCAAGGTTCAACAATCATTCAGTGGTACAACTAACGTGACGTTTACATGGGAAATCAGAGAAATAGCCACACCAGCCAATACGACCGGTGTAGCAACATTTACATTTGATGTCACTGGGGCCGATCCAATTTAGAGGTAATTATGGCTAATCAATGGTATGACAAGACAAAAACAACGATAGGCAAAGCAGGCTTGGACCTAAATACGTTATCCGATCCTAAAATGATAGCCATCGAAACCGGACTTTACACTTTTAGCCAGGCTCATGATTTTTTAGATGATATTCCGGTTGGCGCGAGATTGGCCACAGTTGATTTAGCTAATGTTACTTTTGGTGTGTCTCTGGAATCCTATTTAGATGCAGACGATCCGACCTATTTAACGCCGGCGGTCGGAACGGTAGTGGCTTTTGTGATTTTTGAGGATACCGGCGTAGAGACAACGAGCCCTTTAATTGTCTTTATTGATTCAGGTATCACGTTGCCAATCACAACCGAATCAGGCCGAGATTTAGAAATCACCTTTAATGCGAACGGAATTGCTAAATTATGAGTGTTGCTTATCCCGCTATTCCTATTCCATTGGTAACCGGATATAGTCATCCGGACTCACAAAAGACCCGATTTAATAATTTTAATACTGGGCCGCCTGACTTTGTGCTGTTATCAGAACACGGCCCATCATTCCCAAAGGTTAATTGGCTGTTCAAAGATGCTGATTTTGCAACCTTCGAAGCGTTTTACAAAGATTCGTTAGTGTTTGGCGCCATCTCATTTGATATGAATCTATCGGTGGGTGCTGGCTTAAAATTACATGAATGTTATTTTAGCAGGCCATACAAACCTTCTTTGCAAGGGAAGTTGTGGAAGGTCACCGCCGATTTAGTCACCGTTGAAAAACAATACGACACGCTGGCAGACTTTACTAGCGCTGAAGAAGAACTAGCCCAACAACTTAGTATGGTAGAATGTGGTAAGTCTTCATCGGCTTGTGGCGACTCCTTTGCTGAATGCGGAAATTTTGAGGAATAATTATGGCAATTGTACCAGAAACCGAATTTGTCGGAAAAATTAACGCAGCCGATGCGAATTATGATCTGGGCTCGGCAAGGGATGTCGTTACTGATGATGATGGAACTGGCACACCTTGGAAAGCTCGTTTAATTAATGATATTTGGGGACTCAACCAAAAATTACTGAATGTAGCAGGAATAACCCCAAGCGGAAGTCCTGATACTATTTTAGCATCTGATTATTTTGATGCTTTAATGACTCTCGTATCTAGGCCCACTTTAACCGTTGCGACCATGACCGCTTTAACTGGCGTGAGGGCTGGCAATGTCTTTAATGTGGCTGAGCGATCAACTGATAATGGTGGCGGCGCAATTTGGGTAGCAATTACCACAGGATCGACTCCGGGGGTTGATTTACCCGACACAGCCAGAATTGTTGTTGGCGTAGCCGATCCTTTAATTAGTTTTGTTTTGAGAACTGGCTCAAAACTCTTCATCTCTCAGTGGTTGAGTGGAGTTGACGCCGATTTAGTTTTGCCAATTATGGATACATTCTCGGCGGGAAAACTGGCAATTGTTATCGATAAAGCAGTAACGGCCCCAACATTAACCACTATCGCATCTAAAGTGGACTTTGTAGGTTTGGGCGCTATTGCTAACACATTAACGTTAACATTCTCTAGAGAAGTCAATGAAAGTATTTATAATCGATTGGAGATATTTAACAGCACTGGTGATATTGTTCTCGCAGGTAAAACCCGTAAAATTTATCCTGAATGGTTTGGTATATTTAACGAAGATGATGGGAATGATGGCACCGTTGATTTGGATAGCAATACCAGGCGATGCGGTAGATGCCACGGAGACTCAAAAGGCTGCTTAATATGGGGATTCGGTAAATATTTTATTCGAGATTACTTGTTAGATGCTAGTGATATGCTTATGTTTGGGCAAGGAATGGATAAAACCTTTTTAGAGAATTCAATCGTTAATAATGTATCAACCAGATTAGGAAATGTATTAGCAATTTATGCACCAACCGCAGCACTTAGCCCCCTTATAGGAAATAGAGATTGGACGGGTGATGTTAACACTGAAAATTGCCATATGGCTGATTTTACAGTGATATTTGATGATACTAAAACAGTTAGTCAAGATCCAACGATGAACAATGTAGCTATTTTAGGCGTTAACGGGGCTAGTGCGAAAAATATTAAATCTATATTGTCCACGGGTAATAGAGCGTTCTTTGTGGGAACTAATTACCCAAATCAAAAGACATTGAATGTAACGGTTTCTCGTTGCAAATCAGAGGGGGCTATAACAGGTGGCTTTATATCGGAAGGTTTTGATTCTAATACCGGTAAGCAACTCAAAGGTATTGTATTTAAAGAGAATGATTTTAAAGTCAGGAGAGTTGCTAGTGATGCAACTGGTGGCCCGTCTAGCGCGTTCTTTATGCATGGCGGAGATACTACAGCTAATAGTGATGTTGGGATTGTATCCCTTATTGATAATAGAGGCAGTGGCGGCGCTATTGGGATTCATACTTCCGGTGCGGGTGCAACAACAAGATTCCACTCTAAACTAGTCGCAAAAAATACTTATTTAACAGACTTTTCAGAGCAAGGCATCCAATCTAACATTGAAGATGCTGAGTTCTTAAATACAGAACTAGACCTTGAAGCTTTGGTAACAATAACAGTCCAGGCGGCTGGATTTAAATTAAATATAGGTGCTAATGGCGGTGCATTAAGAAATACTATTCGAGGAACTAAATTCACAAATATCTCAGGTACAGGAAATATTAGGAGTATCGATATTTCGCCAATTGCAGGGATGTCTCACACTATAGATGATAACGACTTTATTTATGAAAATGCTATTACTCCGCAATTCGACATTTTCTTTTTGGATTCAGTGGGAGTTACCGGAGATGTAATATTAACTAATAACGCATTTAATGACACAGGCGTTGCTAACGTGCGCGGAACTACAGTTAACAATGAAGCGCTTTATCACGACAACGGAGGCAATTCCGGCATGAAATTATTTAATTTACAGACGTACCTATCTAGAGCTACAGCACCCGTTGATAAACGATATTATGAAACCGGAACGAGGCTACAGTTTACCGCGCCTTTGTTTACCGCTAACACACAGGTTAGCTGGATATGTACAGCATTACATACCCCTCTTGCTGCAGGAACGTGGAAGGTTGGATTTGGTTAGATGCTAATAAGAATAGTTAAACATTTGGCTTAATACCGTTATCTCGAAGTATTGCCCGGTAACGGATAATCTCTACTCAATTTCAATAGCGCCCTTATAGGCCCATATTTTATGGGTGCAAATACTCCAAACAGTGCAATCTTCTTTAAATAGAGCGTCTAGCAATGCCTTGGTTAAGTTGTCAATGTCTGGTCTTTGCTGGTGTGGAGTTTGATCCATTTCTTCTTTTTTCTTTTTACTCCATGATTTAGGCATTGGCATCCAAAATGTGACTGTATCGCCCATATCGTGAATATTAACCTTTTTTAACCGGCATTCATCAGCAAACGCTCTGTAACGCATCACACACGGTCTTTTTTTCCACTTGTCACTCTGCGTCTGCCTTGGCTTTGGCACAGGTGTAATGTCGTAAATCATGCCTTTATCAACCCCTTTTCTAATAGAATGTATTGAGTTCTAAATATACCTTCGTAGTGCATCTGCCTAATCTCACCACGCGTTATTGCTAATCTGAGAGCTGGTACTATATGGCCGTCAATAACGCTATGACAGTCGCTACAAGCATAAGCAATAAACATATCATGATGCTTCGTACCCATGCCAGCACCATTCATATGGGCTGCTATCGTTGTCTCAGGGTTAAAGTTGCAGATTCCAGGTATGCGAACTTGGCAATCTTCACCCCTTGCGGAATCGGTTATCTTTTTATTTTTCTTGCGTGCCATTATTGTTTATTCCTTGGTTAGAATCTGAAATGGTATGTATGTCACTTCGATAATGAAGTCAGTTAAATAGCTCGGTGAGCATCCTGTGTGCTTGAAATGCAAGCCTTTCTTATTTTCGTACAGTTTTTTATGGCATATTTCACCAGTACACTCATTCACTACTAAAACATATAAATCAAGTCCTTTTTGTTGATTTGGGTGTTGTTTGTGTTTATGCGGCCCCTCCAACAAAGAAAATAAACCGTTAGATTTTAAGTTACGTGATTTCATCTATCTATCCCCTTGGTTAAAAAAAACTCAACAACTGATTATAAATCGACTCAGACGGGTCTTTAAATATATGCTTCGATGCCGCATTAATCAAAGCAGTATAGAGTTCTCGAAACTCTTCCTCTTCCATATTACCAAAAGCTATGGATTTGGCCTCAAGCCTGACAGAGCCGTCGATTCTGGTTGTTTGGATGTAGTACCCGGCCAATATTGTTAAGTCATACCTGAAGCGGTCAAACTGGGCCGAATGAGAGCCAAACTCCATTACCTGTTCGCCAGCCCAATACTCCATACAAAAAGTGAAGAATGCCATTACTTTACGGTGGAATTGTGGATTTCTGCATAATTTTATATCAACTGGGTAATACTCACCTGTTTTAAACTTAGTCATTTTTTCAACATCAATCTCACTTGATGGAATAAGAACGCCGCCAGGCTGTTTTATAAAGTCGACTTTCATTGAAACATAGCCTGCTGGCGTGTAGAATCGTTAAACCTGGCCTGTGCTGCCTCGAAATAGTCTTTATCTAACTCACAGCCTACAAAGTCAACACCGTAGTAGTGGGCCGCTATTGCACTACTTCCTGAGCCTAAATGAGTATCTAACACTCTTTCACCAAATTTACAGTATTTATTTAGCAGCCACTCATATAGACATACTGGTTTCTGTGTTGGGTGAATTTTCCCATTAGATTCCTTTGTGTACTCATCAAATATTATCACCTTTCCTTTTTTAATATTGGTCCAAGCTATTTCAGCATCGGAGAAATGGCAGTTTCTATTTTTCTTATCCCAAATAATAACGGTTGTAGCCTTTCCTAAAAAATCAAAGAAGTGATTACCACCCCAAACTATGGCCGCCTTTGAGACCCTAAACAGTTCATCGAAATATTTCTGATCTGGCAAGTTATCCCAGTTTTTCAATTTCTTGATATCTTTTTTTGATATTGATTGATTGCCAGTTGAGCTCCATGTGGTGATTCCATAGGGTGGATCTACAATAGCGAGGTCGAATTCATTATCTTTGCAGGTTTTCATATATTCCATGCAATCAATATTTAGCAGTTCAATCATTCCGCTTCATCCTGTAATGAGATAGGAAAATCTATATTGTTTGGATTTTTTAATTCACTAACTCTATCTTCAAGCTGTCTGGACATATCATTAAAGGCCCAATCAGCACCATCTAAAAAGGTTCCTGCTCTTGGTGGTGAATGCAAAACTATTGAAAGTCTAGCGTTTTCAACCGCGTCAGCCTTAATCTGGTTGGTGTAGTCGCTTAACTCGTCATACTTACGTTTGAGCTCATTTATCGTTTTAGCATCCTCATCAGCCTTGTTTGAAGCTCTAGCAAGCTCCGCTTTCATGTTCTCAATCGAAAATTGGTCAGTCATTTGTCTGTCCCTTTTGTTTATCCTCTATTAAATCGCAGCACTTTTTTGCCCGTTCGAGATAAATTGGATCGTCAAGCTTTGGATAATGATCTTCATCGTCAGATCGCTTATTACAAACATAATAATCAAAAGCGTTATAACCATCAGAATCACAATCAGTCTCTATACTTGAATGGATGCAATTAAAACAGTTCTTTTTCATTTGTATTTCTCCAGGCATTTACCGGGCTTTTGGCTCTCGGTTTCGGTACATTTACAATATAAAACGTCATTAATATATTTTACTGGATAATCGCCGCAAGCTTTAGCGTCTTGCTCCGCTTGTAATTTAGCGTCTATACTTTGTTCAGCTCCACCAAACCATTCTACGAACACCGGTACAAGATGTTGCCCTAAGAAGAGGCAGAAGCCTATAACACATATCGAAGCGATTGATGGGCCTATTTTAACCATGATTAACCTCGTCGATTAGTTTTTGAATTTTAGCTACTTCCAAATATCTAACATCTACAAACGGTTGAGATTTCATTTCTTTTATCAACTCTTCAATCTTACTAATTGGTATTAAGTTTTCGGTTACGCCAGCTAATGACATGCGGCAACGTCTTTTTTCGATTTCACTTAACCCGTCCCAAAAATCCATTGAGCCGCCATTTTGAGATGAGTATCGTTCACCCCACATAATCATTGCTATTTTTGCCTCTGGGGTCGGATTTAGATTTCTTGTTTGATCTTTCATTGGTCTATTCCTATCATAATTTTATTGGCGAGCTCAATTTGTTCGGCCAACTCTCTATCATACCGCTCTTGTTGGTCTGTATATTTCGATACCGTTGGAAAAAAAAGTAAATAGCCACCACTATCCCGAATTCCGTAAGGCTTTCCAAATTGAAAAATAATCTCAAGATTCTTGTGTTTCATTATCATTCCACCTTAAGGCCGCAATCTTCTGCTAAATCAGCGCCCCAATCTTGAACAATATTATTAACCTCGATCTTATATTGGTCTTTAATGTAATTTCTTGCAACTTGGTGAATTTCCGCTAATGTGGGATTATTTTTATCTGTAAACCCACTTTCAAAAGCGCCGATCATCATATCAACAAATTCCATTATCGCTTCTGACTTTATTTCTTTTACTTCTACTTGATCTGTTGTCATTTTCCTATCTCCGGTTAGGTCTTGTAAAATATGTAAAAAATCTTTTAAGTGCTAGAAAACGCCTTCGCTCATCATTTCTTACAATTTTAGGAATAACACTTTCTTCCATTACGCGCTTATACTTCTTGAGTTCCTCTTCTGTAACAGCCCGTTTTATATTACTTTGTATCGTCATATCAGATTTATAGCAACCGCATGATTTAGTATTGCCAGATTTAAGATTTGATGTTTTAACCTCAACCTTATTACCGCATTCGCACTGGCATAGCATAACCCTTTCACCGGCCTTTCCGTTCCTTCGCCTTGCACTATAAGCCAAATCTATAACTGTCAATCTTCCAAAAATTTCGCCGTTCGATACTGACCATCCCATTTTATTCTCCGGTTAAAAATTATATTAAAGCTCTAAGCCAACAATTCGTTTACACTCATCAAACGGTGTGCCGTATCGTTCCTGTATTTTCTCGGCGCTTTTAAGTTTCATGGAATCACTAACAACCGGCATTTTAATGGCCTCCGCTACGTTATCAGGCATAGGCGACCATTTGTAAGAGGGTGTCCTGTACGTTTCAGAGCTCTTTGGAATAAACTTGATTAATTGCGGTATCTTTGGAAATGTCGATTCCGCTTGACGATGTTTCCTAAAAGCAATTTCCAATGAGTATTGATTAGCAAAACAGAGAGAGCTGTAATACATTTCTAATACCGTTCTTTCGTTTTCGCGCTTTTCGCTATCCGTTGTTCCTTGCCATTTTTTATTAAAGTAAGCCAATTCAGGTTTGATTAGCCTCCAAAACTCGTTTCGTCTTATGTTAATTTCCATTGATAAAGTCCTCTCCTAGTTCGTCGAGTGAATAACCGCGATCACCTTGAACGATGTGATTTATGATTTCATCTTTCCAGCGCTCTCCGTTCAAATAGGTCGTTGGGTGCATTTCTGTAAA